GCTTGAGTATTAACAGGTGAACTCATACCTTCAGTTGGTCCGCCATCGGTACGCTTTGATAAAGCACCTGGACCAGATACTGGAGCGGGGGTTCTTGGTTGGCGATAACCGCCTTGTTGTCCTGCCATTAGTCCTCGTCCTCATCTAATAAATTTTGGATATCGTTTTCAGTTGGGGCTTTATATGAAACCCAATCAGGAAAAGATTCTTTTGTTGCTACAAGCCACAGCGCATCTTCAGATTTAAAACCTGCCTTGCGTAAAGCTTTGTTATATTCATGTAGCCAAATACAGTACATCTCTAGCGGGCTGTAAGATTCATCGGCAACTGTCTTTGGTTTTGCTATTCTTCTTCTTTGAGTTGCCATGATTTACTCCTAACCTACTTGACGACGATTAATTGTTCTTACGCTTGCGTTTGCTTTACCGCTTGCATTCATGCTGCTAAGTAAGCTTTGTAATTCTGGTCGTTGGGATTGAATTCCTGGTCCTCTAAGTGGTGGACCTTCTGGTTCTCCTTGACCGATAGGGGTTTCTGAAGGAGCGCCTCCTACTGGCATACCGGGAGCAGAAGGGACGGACGGCTGCTCAACCGTTTGTTGCATACCAGCAGGAGGATTCTCGGGTGCGAAGACTTCTGTAATAACGTCTTCGAGTACTCTTCCACGCTGGCGTTGCTTGATAACTTCAGCAACTCTGGTAATAATTAGAGTTGGGTCTTGTCCTTGGGCAGCCATTTGCGGAATTGCTTGAGTGTAAGCCTGAAGTGCACCCATCAAAGATGAGCGCAGGTCTTCAGTTTCAATCTTCTCTTGCTCCAATGTAACGTTGACATTAAATGGCAATTCACGCATAGCCATGTCTTTGGAGATTAGTTTTCCGCCCAATGCCTGCAACATAAAAATAAGTCCTTGTGCTGGGTTAAGACCAGCAAGCATGCCATAGCGAACATCAGCAGAGTAGTCTTGCTTGATATCCTTGCTTGGCAAATATGTAATTGAGTATGGGGAACCAGCATCAGTTCCACGAATAGTCTTTTCTTCGTTGAATATCTTCTCATCTACCTCAAAGCAAAGAGAGATAACATCTCGCAATGCGGTAGTAAAGATAGCTTGAGCAGATTTAATCTGGCTGTCGAAAGCGCCCATAAGGGCTTCAACTCCTGCACCAGTAACGATAGATGCCTTCATGTTTCCACTGCGTGCCTCTGGATATCGGGCACCCATACGAAGTTCTTCGTTTAATACTTGCTGCTCATTAAATGCGCCGGCTGGAATTTCCAAAGCAACACGACGTACACCTTGTGGGTTAGCAGTACGAATAACTGCATCTCCACCAAGTTGTAGTTCTTGTACATCGTTAGGCAATACGATTGGTGCTTGAACGGATTTCTCTGCGGCTTCCATAGCCATAAGAGCAAATCGGTTACGCAGTAACTGAATACCTAGCACGTCGTCGAATTGTCCACGTAGTTCGCCATCAACGCTTGGACGCTTTGCAATGATAACCATCATCTTACCCAGTGGGTTAGGTGCTTGGCTCAATACAAAGTTAGAGCGGGATGGTAAATAAAGAACGCTTTGGTCTTTATCGTAGTACCTAATCATTTCAAGCATGCCGTTCATATCTTGCTTGTAACCACTAGGTCCTAGGATTTGGCGTTCAAAGTCAGGGAACTGGGCGACCAGTTCTCCTAGCGTCATCGAGTAACGCTTAACAAAGGCTATGCACCGACCGTAGCGATCAAACTCCGGATAAGCTCCGACTGGGTTTTCTAGGCGTATGCGTGGCAGCTTTGCTTCCTCGTCCAGTTCAATAATGAAAGGGAGGAATCCATATGTAACAAACATGTCCGCACCATTGAACATGTTAACTTCCATCTCTGAATGACGGAAGTAGTTCGAGGCGATGCGAGTACGCTTATCTGCAAAGGTACGGGCACGGTCTGAAGTTTGGTTAACTGCCGAGCAATTAATTGCTGGCAGAGGTGCAATCATTTCCGCAAGGTCGCGGGCAACAACGTCAATGAAGTTGGCGACTACGTTCTGGTCAATACCATCTGGAAAGAAGTTAGGGTAGACTTGTGAAATCTTTCCCTGACGTACCATCTGGACGTCTTGATTACGCATATCACGTGAAGTGTTGCGATAGCGCAACGACTGTACACGTGATATTACTTGTGGAATTGTTAACATCTAGTTGTCCTTATTTGTTTTTAGTAGAACTTGGTTTAATAATAGGAGTCTTTAATACCAATCCACCAACATTTGCAATTGACATATTGTTTGCTACATCCGAATGACCACCAGCATGGTGCCCACCTAGGATGCCAGGCTTAGATAATGATTGTGCTTTGCGAATTTCTACGTCAGCTTGAGCAGCACGGGCATCAACTTCACGACGAGCTGATGCTTCGTTCATTGGGTTTGCTACTCTAGGAAGAACATAAGAACTTGATTGTGATTGCTTGTATTGTCGGTTTGCTGCGCCTGTTTGTTGTTTAGCATCTAAAACGCGTTGAGCATTAGCACGACGTTGAGCAGCACGGGCAGCAAGATTTTGTTCTTCTCTAGTTTTAATAATACCTTGAGGTGCGTTCTTTGGAGTAACGTTTGTGGCTACTGGACCTTTATCTTGACGTGCGGTTCTTTGCTGAACTACGTTTTTAATATCTCGAGCAGTTACACCAACACCAGGACGTCTAACGTTAGCACCTGGCTTAGAAACAATACCGCCTAGTTCTGTACGTGTACTTGTTCCGCTATTAGTGGTACCACGTGATACTGGCTTAGGGGCAGCCTTAGCAGTTAAAGATTTTGCCAGACCAGCTTTGGCAGCAGAACGTTTTTCAAATGCTGCTTGAGCAACTTGTCCTGGAGTTTTCTTACCAGCAAAAGAAGCAATCTTTTGTACAGGTTGTTTAATAGACACCTGTGCGCGTTCGCGTGAAGATAAACCAGTTCCGGAATTTACTCTTAATATTTTGGCAGGAGCAGGAGCGTTAGTAGGACGGCGCCCTACTGTTGCCTTAGCAATTGCTCGCGCTTGAGATGGTGTAACTTTAGCCATAGTTATTTGTTCTTTGTAGAGGTACGTTTGATGATAGGAGTCTTGACTGTAAAGCCACCTAGTTTAATAGCAGCCATGACATCTGAGTGACCGCCAGCATGCTGTCCACCTAGGACACCGCCTGCACCTTGAAGGGTTGATGTTTTTGACATAACTTCACTGCCTAGCTGATAACGTTCTGCTGGTCCAGGACCTCTGCCTGCTTCTTTAGTAACAGATGGACCTTCTTTTTGAACAATACGAGCCGCGGTTGCCATTTGATCTTTACGAAGAACATTTGTTGTTTGACCAGGTCTAACGTTTGCTTGAATTTTTTTTGCAACATTTTGAACAGCTTTACGTTCTGCAACATTTGCAGCAGGAGCTTTATATTTGCTTGCTGAGTTTGCAGCTTTTAAAGCTTTTGAATTGTCTGCCATGATTATGTCCTATCCAAAGGTATCAGACCACTGCTCTGCGAAAGCGTCGTCTAAGTTGATTGAGTATCTTGATTCCATCTGAGACCTGGTAGCCCAACGGTTGTTGAGGTATGGAGTCACATTGGTATTTTTTTGAATCATTTCACGGGCACGTATGACCGCAAACCATAAAGCCATAACGCAGTCGGTAGGACCTTTAGAGTCTGGCTTCCACGTGATGAGTTGTTGTACTAAGGCTTTGATGCCTTCGCTACCATCGCTAGATGGGAGCTCAATGAGGTTGTTCTTCTGGTGCTTCTCGTCTCGCATTGTTCCGAATAACGCTGACATAGAAGCCACGCCGAATGTAGTGTCCCATTTGTTCTTGCCGGTGAAGTGAGAGTTAAGTCTAACTCCTCGCCCTGCGAGCCAGTTCCGTAAATCTTCGTCGAGTTCAAAGGCTTTCTGGAATGCGTTGATCTCAATACGAACCTCTTGAGGTCGGTAACGTTCAACGTAAGCCTCAATAGCAGCCCGTATCTTTTGGTAGTTACCTTCTGCCATGTTGAGACAATCGAGAACATAAATTTTTCCATCCGCTTTGTTATAGGTAAGGGCAACGAGCGCAGTCTTACCAGCGATGGCTGGGTCCATACCAACAATGGTGTAACCCTCTAAGTGGTTAGGGTGTCCTACCGCTCCAGGCTTTAAAGGTCCGACTCTTCTAGCCCCGTTTGTGCTTCCCTGTACCAAGGCTGGAGGGAAGACGGAATCTTCCTGGATGTCTTCTTGCTGATAGACGAGAGCCCACGTGCTAGGTGTAACTTCTGAACGACGCTTAAATAAGGAAGGACCATCCCATTTTGGATAGTAACCAGCTTCATTGGCTGGGATGTCTTCGTCCCCGTCCCACGGGACGTCGCTCTCTTTCCAAAGAGTCGTCCAGTCTTTCGGGTCATCTGAAAATTGAAGAACCGCAGGCATGCCCATGTAAGTAAAAGGGCTACGACCACCTGACCAGTGCTTAGGATTTCTGAGTTCTTTATACAGGTCATTGGCTGCAATTCGCGTCCCGACTACTAGCAGTTTACCGTTCTTGCCTAGACGAGTGATAACTTCTTTTTGTAGCCAGTTAATTTGCTTGTCCCATTCATGGGCGTTGGCTGTGGTAATCACGTCGTCTAGAATAATTAAATCGGCGCGAGCGCCGTAAATCTGTCCACCCATACCGAGTGCTTGGATGGTAGGGTCCTTTTCGCTGGAGTTACGCGCATCGCCCCCAAGGTATACCGTGTCAGTTCGCCAAGTGTCTGCGTCTTGTTTCCAGCCACCCTCAGGTCCATAAGCATTCTGGAGCTTAAGCCATCTTGGATGCGACAAGCGCTGCTTGATTGCGTACACGAATTCACGTGCTTTGACTAAGGTCTTCGAAACTACGATGATTCGAACGTTAGGGTCTAGAGCGATGCGGTAAGTCGAGTAGTTCACCGTGATGACGGTGGACTTGGCATGTTCCGGTGGTACGTTGACCAGGAGCCTATGCCGTTCTGCTGGCTCATAAATCATGGACTCATGAAGCCAAGAAGGTTCCCGTCCCTCTAGTAGGTCTACCCAATCTTGATGATGGGGGAAGACTGTCTGCCCTAAAAAAATTTTTGAAAATTCTGAGAAGTTTAGGTCCTGCTTGTCCTTGCCAATGCTCGCCAACGAAGTTGACTCACCTCGCTCCTTCGCTTCGGCTAAAGCCTTTGCGAAGTCCGAGTCACGCAGTAACCACTGACGGATAGTATCTGGCTTCTTGTTGACTGCCGTCATAGCTTGGTGGGTGGTTGCCCCAGCCTCTACAAGGGATAGTACTTTCTCTTTTGCCTCGGCTAGAGCCTTTACTTTGAAGTGCGTCTCACCCTTGCCAAATCCATTTCCTGCCATTATTGTCCCTTGAGTAGGTAGTACTTTCCCGCGGCAGCAGTCTGTATAACTACTGTACTGTAACTGTATGAGCAGGCTATATAAAAGCCTGCGAATACAGGATTAAGAACTTTCTGCTCTATACTGTATTAATCCGTTCAAACAGCCATTACGAACAGATTATTTAAAACTTTCTTTAAAGTGTGACTAAGGTCACCAGAATACTGTACAGAATTAGACATTCAGGGCAAAGGTGTCACTATACCCCCAAAAAATTATAGGGTGAGTACGAGTACACTGGACAAGCCCGACTTAATAACTACCGGGTCAAGTGACCGGCTGTCGGTCTGTGGCTGGCTGGCTGTATAGCACAGCGTGCTGGACCGCAGACAGTATCCCCTCTCACCTCTGCGCCCTGTGGTTCGAGCGCCTCTGCCTTGGGGAAAGGATTAAATCCAAAACCCAGCAAGGCTTTCGTGAACTGTAAAGTCGGATAAAGCAAAAGCCCGACTTGACAGTTCTATCTCAAGCCTCGCGGTCTGAGCAGTGGATTCTGAAGTGTAGTAAGAATCCAGATTGGAGTATGTAATGTTAAAAGCGTGTCTGGAATGTAAAGATGAGTATTATGGTAATTCGTGGGGAATCGAATCTGTGTGTTTCTATTGTTATTTCGGAGCAAAAAATGTCCAATGGAAACCTGAATGGGATTTAGAATTAGAAAGGAATATGTAATGTTCACCCTTACCAACCTAACTAAAATATACGAAGGTATGTACCGTGCTGACTCCTTGCCTTGTCCTCGGTGCCAAGGAGTCGGAACAATAGAAATAGAAGGACGTCAAGTCTTTATGTATCATCAAGGGGCTCCTGTCCAAGAAGTGCTTTACAACTTCGAGCCTGAGGATAGAGAACGCTTTATGACTGGCTTCTGTAATAAATGCTGGAGTATAATGATGGAGGAGGACTACGAACAATCGGACCTAAATCCTTTGAAGTGGTTGTCCCAAGATACAAAGGAGGACCTATGAGCCTAGGTATCAACGTAGAAACAACGTGCTCCAAGTGCCAAAATACTATGGAGTTATTCGATGAACGCTGTATGGAATGCCAAGAGGTATTCGATAATCAGCAAACAATCCTTGCCCACGAAATTGTGGATGAAGGTAACATCCAGTACAAAAATCAACTCAGTTGGCTACGTGATACGCCAAGCGGACACGATTGGGTTAGTCCTCAGACCCGCTTAGAACGTCCGTTCTTTAGCATCTATGCCTGCGACTGGATTGACGCAAGAGAGGAATTCCTCGAGCCAATAACCAAACTTGAGGATAGGTCCTATGAGCCAAGTGATGAGGCTATGCTAGAACTCATCACCATAGGAGCAAAAGAAAAAATCTGTAACTGGTGTAATCTTACGTTCAATTACAGAATGCTAGAATGTCCTACCTGCGAGATGGTAGAACAGGCAACTGCTCTGGAGCCTGCGGCAAAGCAGTTGCCAAATCAAGAAAACCAACTAACTAAGGAGAGAATATGACAGAAAAAATAATCGGTTTTCCAACTGTAGGAACCGGTATCATCAAGAATGTCCAAATCAAAACCGATTCAATCACAACTGCTAACGTCTCACTTCGGGGAGATGACGGTAAGTGTATAACAACAATGCCTCTAGTCTTTATCGACAAACCAATCGAGACAGAACTTGAAGGCAAAACAATTGTCTTTGAAGGACGTATTGTTACTCGCTTCGACCGTCGTCCTGGTATTGAAAATGCTAATCGCTACAAACCTTATACTCAAATCGCTGTAGATACGTATCGGGTGCTAGGATAAAGAACAACAGGCGGGTGGGCTTCGGCTCATCCGCCTTCTATTTTTTTTACTGCCGGGTACGTAGCAGACACAGTCTGTCGGATGTTCAACAAAACTACTACGAAAGAAGGTAAAAATATAATGAAAGATCATTGGATATGTTTTTATTCTGAATGTAATGAATGTAAAGAAGCACATGAAACTAATTAGATCGCTGTATTTCATGTGGCATTGGCGCAACAGCAAGCGTAAAGTAACACTCACACACGACCAAGCAAAGGTTGTTAGTTGCTTGCTGGAAAGTGCTCGTGTGGGAAATGAGATAACCGCACTCAATTCCGAGTGGCGGTTAATGTTCCGCATAGAAAACCAGATAGACGAGCAGTTGTGGGGAAGCAAGTATGTGAGTGATAGGAACGAAAGGCTTATCACACATCAACCGATTCTAGCGGTGAATCTCGGGCTTATAGACGAAAGGACAAGCTTATGATGTTTTACAATGGATTCAACCTACTCATTGACTTAATAGTAGGCGGTACCGTATATTACTTTACCTACAAAACTGCCTGGTGGAACGGCTATCAGGCTGGCATAACAGATGTCGAAGACACGCTGAAGCAAACATGGGAGATAAATAATGGCAACTGAAACTAAAGTAACTGTCTGCCGGGTATCAATGGTTGACTACGAATACACTGTAGTTGGTGACTTCCCTTCCAACTGGAATGATATGCGTAGACATGAGCAGGAGTACTGGCTTAAGTCCAATGCTATCTTAATGGATACAAAGTACAGTGAAATCTATTCTATTGATGACGGCTCTTGGTTAATTAATGAGGACGCATTAAGAGAAGTAGACGAACACTATGCGTAGAGTATTCATTAATGTAATGGTGTTTTACTTAGCGTTCTGGTCAGTCATCATACCTAACAGGGCTAGTGCGTTAACACTAGAAAAATATAGGTGTGAAGAAATGCCTAACAAATACTGGA